TATATTTATTCAGATTGTTGCTAAACTTTGTGCATGGTTTTTAGCTAAGATTGCACGATCTCTGCTTTCACAGTATCTAGCCCACATGATATCTGCACGATCGTGATCCTGGCTGTTTACTGCCTGTTGATATCGTGCTCTAAGCATTTGGCTGTCCTGATACCATTTTCCGTATTCTTGATCTGCGCGATAAACAGCATCAGCTCGTATATCAATCTTCCTTCTAGCTAGAATATTGGCCAAACAAATAGCCACAGCATTTAGATAGATGTTTGAATACACAGTTTCGCTGCCACGGATTAAATGCTTTATAGTCCCATCACTTACTATCTTTATATCGCCAACAAGAATACCGTCTGCTACTTTTACAGGCAGTATTGGATTGTTTTTAATTGCAGACTGTAGTGTCTGCTCTAAACGTTGAGATAATGAAGCCATAAAAAAAGGACCTATGGCCCTTATTTAAGTTAGTATATTTGTTTAACCGAATAACTTGGTTAGTGCTGAAACATGTCCTGATGCAAATCCAACTACAGCGATAGCACCTGCTATCATGTATGTCCATTTGGCTTTGAATTTTTCTAATTCGCCAATTTTACCTGCTAGTTCATTGTGCTGTCTGCAGGATTCATTATGCATTTCTTTGAGTGTAGCTTTGAGATCGGTGCCTGTGCGATCCAAGCAGTCGTGCATTTCTTTCACGTCTACTTTGATTTCATCTAATTTTTCGTCTAGGTTAGCTATCTGTACTTCTACAACGCTAACACGTTCTGCTACTGTAGGCATTCAGCCATCTCCATTGAAAGTTTAAGTCAAGTTCCCGTTAAGGACATGTGCCTAACAAATGTGTGCCTAGTTGTGTTTGCCTTTGTAATATGTATTTATCCAACTTCGCGTAATTCGTATATCCAGGTATTTGTGTTTTCACCCCTGGTTGCGAATATTGCAGGATAAATGTCTACATCATTATTTAGCTGATCTACGATAGGAACGCCGTGCAGGTCGTCCATTAGCAGGCCCGTAGGATCAGTGTCGTCTTTATAAAACAATAACTCTCGTTCTGTGTCAAACTCCCATGTCCAATGATTGGCCTTGCCTGTTCTTGGATGTGGTAATCTACCATCCTTCATTTCAGGATCTAGTTCCCATGTGACGTTAGCCCTAAGTCCTATGGCCTGCAGCAGACTGTTGAAATTGGCCTGTTGACCTAATTTTGTTTTGTCTGTTTCAGATCTGTCAGGATTAGACCTAGTGATGTCTACCAGTGTGATTATTTGATATCGTGCCATGCTGTTATTTACGCAGATAAAAAAAGAGCGGAAATAAATTCCGCTCTTGATCTTCCCATCCCTGAGAATTAAAACTAAACTTACGCTTGTAAACCTGAGAATTCAGCAAGCAACGAAGATGTTAAACCAGTAACACCGCCAAAGTCTGCACCAACTGTGCAAGCGCCTGTACCTTGAATTGCAACTTGTACAGCATCAGTTACACCAGTTGTAAATACACCTGATTCAGTTAAAGGTTGAACACCCACAATTGTGTGTGCATCATTAGTACCAGCCACACCACCTAATTGTAGAAAAGTAAGTACTGTTTCTAGTTCTGTCAGTGTCATGTTTGTTTTTGCAAGGTTGATAATACGTGTACGTCCAGCAATACCTTGTCCTGATTTTGCTTTTTTGTTAGCTGGTGCGTATGCTGCTGCGATTGCGTTACCACTGTTGTCTGTGGTTTGTCTAATGCTTAATAAATCTGCCATGTTATATTCTCCTAATTAGTATTAAACGGCTAAGCCAAATGTTACAACTTCTGAAACGGTGATGTCAGCAACATAATCGCCAGCACCTGTAGATAGTGTACCAGTACCTTGTAACACAGCATAAGCTGGGTCTGTACCTAAAGTAGCAGCAGTGAAGCCAACTACAGTGAAAGCGTCTGGACCATTTGTGTCGGAACCGTTACCAGAACCACCTGAACTACCTAGTGCTTTTAATGTTGATACTAATTCTGCTTCAGTAGCTGAACCAGTGCCTTTAGCGATACTTACAACGATAAAACGTCCGCTAAGACCTTGTGTGTTTACTAATTGCTCGAAGTTTGTTGTTGCGTATGCTGATGCTACACCTGCATTGGTGTAGGTTTGTGCTTGAATACTTGCGTCTGCCATGATATTTTCTCCTTAATCAAATGATCCCGCTCCGGGACCGGCATAGTATTTATATTTTGGAGGAAGAATCAGGTGTTTTGAGCGTCAATCAGCTCTAAATGGGGTCCATCGATCTCTAGGAACTAATTTTGAACCACCTGCTACATAGCCTTCACCGCCAGGTTTGCCGCCTGTGGTTGCTGTGATGTCGCCCTCGGCAGCATCTAGTTCGCGAATTACTTCATCTTTGGCTGCCATGATTTCTTTGACCAAGGCAAACATAGAGTCCATTACGCCCGGATGCTTTTCGCTGTGTGCAGCTATCTTAGCAGCCTTGGCCGGAGTCTTGCCTACAAATTGCATGAACGCATCAGTATTGATGTTGTCTAGTTGTTTGGCCTTGCTTTGTGTGTTGACAAAAGTATAGATTTCACTTTGTAAGTAGCCCATGCCTGCAACAGGTGCCAACAAGTTATTAATAGCCTGTTGATTTTTAGCCAAGGCCTGTATTCTACCAAGGTTATCTGCACTCACAGCAGAACGAGTGCTGACTGTGGTTAGCCCAAATACTTTTAATTCTGGATTGCTGGCAAATATTTCTGGATTGTCAAAATCTTCCCCAGTCTTGTCACCAAAGTATCCAAACTGTTTGTGGGCAGCCACGGCAATTTTAGCCTTGATCAAACTGCGTCCGATGTCACTACTGCCCAATACTGCATAAGTGGTTTGATTGGGAGTAAATGATATTCTACCATCAGCCCCTCGATAGGGCTTGCCTGGATGGAACAGTATGTCTCCATAGACATAACCGCGGAAATCTTTGGGAGTTGCCTTCTCAAACACGGGCCACAATGCTGCCATATCTGAGGCAAACTTATCGCGCCAGTCTTCGCCTTTGCCACGACTCATGATAAACTGTTGTAGCTCTTCTGGAGAGTTGCTCTTGCCTTCTTCACGTCCCCAGTTGTTTTTACCCACCATGCGGAATGTGCCATCTTCGTCACGTCCCCAATACACAGTGGGATTGCCGTCCCATTTGATAGTGATACTGGTTTCTGGTTTAGCAAGGCTTTTTAATATTTCTATTGCTTTGACAGCGCCATTGGGTTCTGTGAACACTAGATCTTCTAGGTGATTGAACTCGCGACCTACTTTCTTAGGTGCTGGTGTTTCTGCTTCATTAACGTTTTCGTTTTTCTTACGGCCAGCACAGTGAGCCTTCTGACTGAAGCCTTTGGGATTAGCGCAGTTGATAGAGCTCTTGTATTTCTTGCTCCACTTCTCATTTAAAAATTCAAACGCTCTCATTTTACCACTTCAATCATTTTACGAAACCAAGCACCTGAGCCTGGAGTGAAACTTTCTACTTTGCCTGCTTCCGGTAATTTAACACCTTCACGGCTCAGTGTTTCTCTAGCATCTGCTACTAATTCTTCGTAGTTGGGCAGTTTAATAACATAGTCAATGATAGTCTCTGGATCTTGTAGATCTTTGATTGAAGCAGTTTGACCTAGTAATTTTTTAGCGATTTCGTTGCCGTCTTTAGAAACTAACTCTTTGCCATCGCTACTCATTAATCCGTTGTTCGCACTCCACTTCATTCCTCTTACTCTAGCTATGCTGGCTAGGATGATGTGTCTGTGAGCACCCTTTAGCTCGCTGCCCTCACGGCCGCCCTGTAGGGAAAACTTCATCCAGTTAGGTTCACCAAACATAAAGTCTGATTGAACATATCCGTTCTTCTCATCACCTCGGATAGGAGTTTTGAAGTGTACTGAAATACCGCTCTTACGAATCCATTCTTTAGGATCGCCACCCTTCTTAGCAATATAGTCTGCTAGTTTAGCAGCGAATTCATTTTTGTTAACAGCGTTGGCATCAATGGCAAGATCCAAGTCACCTGAGGTTTCTTTCTTGCCTGTGGTACCTAGCATGTTATCTGTGAGTTCTAGGCCCGTGATGGTTTCGAGCCATTGTACTGTGGGCAGTACGTCTGCTTTGTTTATTCTAACTGTTAGGATTGAGCCAGCATCGTCTTTGAATACGTTGCCGCCTTCTAGTAATACATCATTCATTGTCTTTAGATTCCAATAGCTTTTTGTTAGCTTTGCGAGTTTCTACGATCTTTTTAATACCGCGAGTAAATTTAGCAG